GAGGTGATATAATGTCAAAAGTAGCAATTGTAACAGGAGTAACAGGGCAAGATGGCTCTTACCTAGCAGATCTCTTGTTGGAAAAAGGATACACTGTCGTTGGAACTAGAAGAAGAACGGTATGTGATCAGAAAGATAAAAACAGAAATATTTCTCATATTCTAGATAATAGAAATTTCATTCTTGAATCAGCAGATATGACAGATTCTGCAAGTATTTATCGTCTTGTATCACAATACCAGCCAGATGAATACTATAACTTGGCTGCTCAATCACACGTTGGTGAAAGCTTCTATACGCCTGTTAGTACTACTGAAATCAACTTGATGGGGTGTCTATATGCTTTAGAGGCAGTACGTCTCCAGAAGCCATCCTGTAAGTTCTATCAGGCATCTACCAGTGAGATGTTTGGAGACAATGTTAAATGCCCTCAAGGTATTGGAACTGAGTTTTCTCCTGTTTCTCCCTATGCTTGTGCTAAGCTTGCAGCGCATCACATGGTGGGTACTTATCGCAAGTCATATGGCATTTATGCTTCTTCTGGGATTTTATTTAATCATGAATCTCCAAGAAGAGGGGAAAACTTTGTAACTAGAAAGATCACTAAAGCAGCAGCTAGAATCAAATTGGGACTTCAAGATGAACTACGACTTGGGAACCTGTCTGCTCAGAGAGATTGGGGACATGCAAAAGATTATGTAAAAGGAATGTGGATGATGATGCAACACGACATAGCAGATGATTATGTTCTAGCAACCGGAAAGACTAATTCAGTCGAACAGTTTTTGGAATATGTATTTGATTATGCCGGGCTTGATATCAAAGAGCATGTTGTTATCGATCCTAAGTTCTATCGCCCTTGTGAGGTTCCAAAACTTTGGGGTGATCCAACGAAAGCTATGTATACTTTAGGTTGGAAGCCTGAATATGATTTTGAGGAACTGGCTATGGAAATGTATGAAGCAGATTTGAAAAAAGAGAGTGGCTTTGGAGGCGAAAATGCATAAATGGCAATTAATGGAAGAAAGTATTTCTTTTTGGGATAAATTGGGAATTTGTAAGTTTATTTTGACAAATAGCAAATACTCTAAAGGGCAGCAAGTAAAGAAGTTTGAAGAAGAATGGAGTAAATGGTTAGGAGTGAAATACACTGTCTTTGTGAATTCAGGTTCTTCTGCTAATCTTATTTTGGTTGATGCAATCAAAGAGAAATATGGACTAAAGAATGGAGATAAAGTATTGGTACCTGCTTGTACGTGGGCTACCAATATTTCTCCAATTGTACAGTGTGGACTTCAACCAGTTTTTTGCGATATTCAGTTTTCTAATTTTAGCTTCGATATTACAAAGCTAGAGGCAATCGCAAAAGAGCATGATATTAAGGCAATATTTATCACTCACTTATTAGGGCTGGCAAGTGATATGGATGAACTTAAAAAGGCTTTTCCAGATGCTATTATGATTGAGGATTGTTGTGAGAGTCACGGTGCCACATATAAAGGAAAGAAGGTTGGAACACTATCAGAAGGTTCTACTTTCAGTTTCTATTACGGGCATCACATGACGTCAGTTGAAGGAGGAGTTGTATGTACAGATGATTATGAATTGTATAAACTTCTTCTTCTCAAGAGATCGCATGGAATGGCAAGAGAACTCCCAAGAGACGAGTTTGAAAAGGCAGCAGAGAAGCACTCAGATATCGATAAAAGGTTCCTTTTCTTAACTCATGGGTATAACCTCCGTCCAACTGAATTGAACGCCGTGATAGGCTTACAACAGCTTCCTAGAATAGATTCTTTTATCGAGAACAGAAGAAAAGTATTTAAGTTTTTTATTGACGAGAGCCATAAAAGACAATTAGATAAGGTATTTTGGATTCCTAACCCTGAAGGTAATAGTTCATTTTGCTTTCCTATTGTTTTGAAAGATGGAGATAAATATCAAAAACTCTTATCTGACTTGGAAAACGCTGGCGTAGAAACACGTCCTATTGTTGGCTCGAATCTTACTAGACAGCCATTCTTATCCACAGAAACTTTTGATCAATTTTTGTTTCCTAACGCCAACGATCTACACAATCAAGGTATCTACATAGGCAACAATCAGTTTGTCACTATTGATAGGGTAAAAGGACTGTTGAATATTCTAGAGGAGTTAAAATGAACATATTGATCTGTACAATCGTAAGAGATAGAGCAGCAGTAGCAAATTATTGGGCATCAAAGATACAAGAAATTGCATCTAAGATGCCTGATTGTGATTTCTCTATATCTGTTTATGAAAACGATTCCAAGGACACAAGTTCAATGGTTTTTCGCAATTGCTTAAAGAGTTTGAGAGCATCCGATTATTTTGATCAGATAGCTTTCAGTAGTGAAAGACTAGGAACAACATATTATGATGCAACTAACTGTAGAACTGACGATTCTGTGATTAGAAGATTAGAAAACCTCAGCAATGCCAGAAACAAGTGTATCGACAATATGCTTTCTAGAAAAAAAGATTTTGACAAGATTATCTTTATTGAACCTGATGTAGATTACAACCCATCAGACGCTGTTCAGTTGATTAAAGATTCTAAGGATAAAGACATCTATTGTGGTTTTTCTGTATTATTTGGGCAAAAAAATACTCTTTATGATTCATGGGCTACAAGACTTGAATATGAACTTATACCTTTGAATTCAAAAAATAGCGTAGAATGGAATAAACATCATCATGGAATTGTTAATCATTTTAAGAACATTGAAGAGGAAACAGTAAAAGTATGCTCAGCTTTTTCTGGTTTCTGTGTATACTCAGCAAGCCCTATCATAGATCAACACATAAGATTTTCAGCTCACAGAGATCAAGAATATGACTGTGACACTGCTTTGATATGTTTTGATTTCATAGATGAAGGTTGTGATGAAATTTATATGTCAAAAAATATGAATATTTATCATTTTAGATGAATAAACTACCGATCTCAATCGTATAATAAGTAAACAGGAGAAAAAACATGAGCACTGAAGTTCAAACTACACATTTATCTGATCAAGCATTAGGAGCAATTATGATGGCTTTACAAAACAGCCTTCTAAATCAAACTGATATTGTACCTGTGCTTAAAGGCTTAAAGTTGACTGTACACCCAACTGAAGGCTTAATCGTGATGAACCCGCCTATTTTGAGAACTAATGATAATTCTCAAGGTGACACTATCGAAACGAGTGTACAATAATGCCTAAATATTCATACCGCTGTGACGCTTGTGAGAGCGAATATGAAGTCTGGCATGGGATGACTGAGGAGCACACGAATTGCAATGTTTGTGATGCTCCTTCTGTCGTTCGTATTCCTGCACTTTTAGGAGAAGTGACAATTAACACTCCTAAACAAAAGGTTGGCGATGTTGTAAATCGTACAATCGAAGAAACAAAGAAAGAAGTAAAGGAATACAAAAAGAATATTGACAGGAATTTTAAATTATGATTTTATATATTATTTTGGGACTATCGATCCTGTTTAATGCTCTTTTGGGGTGGTATATTTACAAACTTTTAAGAAACTTAATTTCTATGGAAGATGATTTTATGGAAATGAAAGGGAAGTTATTAGAGTTTGCCACTCATTTGAGGGCTATTAACAAAGTCGAATCCTTCTACGGAGATCCAACCATTACAGCCCTTGTGGAGCATATGAAAAGACTTGCCGGAGATATCGAAAGGTATTCTCAGGTTATGGTTGTGTTCGAAGATGATTTACAGGAGGAAGAAGATGGCAAAGAAGAGGAAGCCTAGAACAAAAAGAATGTATTTTACAAAGGTTCATGAAGATGCAATTATTGAATTTAATGATCCGAACACAAGTTTCAAAAGGAAAACAGAACTATACGAAACATTGATCCACCCAGCTCTTAATGAAATGGTTGATAAAATTGTTTACACGTACAAGTTCACAACATTACCAAATATTGCAGAATTACAACAAGATTGTAAGGTGATGTTGGTTACTATTTTACACAAGTTTAAACCTGAGAAAGGACACAAAGCGTTCTCTTATTTCTCAGTTATTACCAAAAACTGGTTCATCGCACAGGTTAAGAAAAATAAAAAGAAGAACCAAAGAGAAACATCATTAGAAGGACAGGTAGAGGCAGGATTTGAGCCCGGAATAGAAGATAGTTATCACGATCTTCAAGAGAGGCAAGAGTTTATGAATCTATTAAGAGAAGAAATATACTCTTGGGATTCTGCCACGATGCGTCCGAATGAAAGGAAGGTGTATGATGCGATCAATACCTTGCTTGATAACGCTGATAAGATAGAAATATTTAACAAAAAGGCTATTTACTTATACCTTAGAGAAATAACTGGGCTCAATACGAAACAAATCGTAGCTCAGTTGTCTAAAATGAGAAAGAAGTATTCTGATTTTAAGTACAGGTATGAGAATGGTGAAGAGTAATGTCGAAAAAACTTAATAAATTTATTGATGAAGCAGTGGATAATATCAGAAAAGATCGTGAGATAACCCAAGAGTTGTTAAGCGATCTTATCACTATTGCAGGACAAAGCGAGCATGCCCACAAAGAAGTGTCATTGGCTGCCGCTAAATATGTTGAGACACTTCAGAGATCCAATGAACAGTTGGTTAAGTTGGCTGGATTGGTTCAAAAGAATGAAAAGAAAGACTCTGTTTTCAGTTTCTCTGGGGAAGATAAGGATGATATATATGATATGATCCAAAAGGATGACAAGGAGAAGTAATGAATGGCGTCAAGATTTATACCACCACCGAATAGATTAAATCAGATCTCAGGTAAGAAGGCTAAGAGAAGCTTCTCAGATGATTCTGGACAGTCTATATTTCATGAATTAAAGAAGAATGTCAGAGATAAATTCACTACAGATGCTTTTGAATCTGTTGGGCAAATGAATGCAGTTGTGGTAGAGGTGATTGACAAGCCAATTGACAATATTCTGTGGAGAAATCCTTTGATGTCTTACCTTAAAGAAGAGAAAGGAGTTATTCCTGATTATATTGAGATCAGGTTTAGGATCCCTGAATTGCACGCCCATTTACCAGAGCCTGAGAACGCAGAAGATTGGGCAGCTATTAATCGTCATCCGAAAGCATTAATGACTAAAGATAAGTCAATCCCGACTCCGGGAGACATTGTTACAATTGATTTTACAGATAAGAATAACTTTTCTGGTGCAATTGTTACGGCAACTCTCAACAGCGATAAGCCACCCGGCGGAGGAGGCGTCTGTAAGACTGCTGATGCCTTTGCTTCTGGTTTGCCTGCCCTCAACCTTGCTCAACCATTAGGAGACGCTCAAGAGGCTCCTGAAGGCTCTGAGGAGATAGAAACAGACAGTCCTGCGGCTGAAGGTGAGACTGAAGGAATAGAAATGGAAAAAGAAGAACCTCCTTTTGGCTTCATGGCAGAAAGGCTTATTTACTTGATTTCTATCAATGAATTCAATACTATGCCAGAATTTTCCAATGCTGAGCAAACATTTGATACACTTGTCAGGAAAGAAGTTTTCAACATATGCTTCACAATAGCAAATGGCAAGAAGAGGATCAAAGATTTGAGAAGATTTAAAAAGATTATGCTGGATCTCAATTCCAAAGGAATCAAGACGGGATTGATGATGCGACAAGATTATGATGATTTCATGGATAACTATATTTTCTTGACGAATTTGATCAAGGAAGTTGAGCCTAAATACTTTATAAACCATTATACAAATGAAACTGCGACACAAGCAGCTAATATAGATTCACTTTGCTCGCAGATATCAAAATCAACAGAAAAGTCGAATCAAATAATCCAATACGCCTATTTCAACCATGAGACTGCAGAAGAAATATATGATTCTGAATTGCTGAATGTGACTTCGATATTCGCAAGTAGATATCATTATGACTTTAATAAAGAGAAAGCCGGAGAGCCAACTCCTGCAAACCGACTGTATAACTCAGTAAACGCCAGATATTTAAGAAGTGCCTATAGCATGGGTGGGATAAATTTTTTAAAAACTCCAAATGATCCTTGTTTTTTTGGCGAAAGATCTGAGATTGTCTTTAAAAGCGAGTTCGAATACCGTCCTTATAGTGTAACTTTGATGGATGACTTCTCAAGACTTGAGAAGGGTATATTGGCTGTTGTCAAAAAGACAATGGACTTGACTGATGAGCAAAAGCAAAACTTCCTAAGTAGAAATGCCGAAGTGGAAAAGAAAGAAAAAGCAGAAGTTAAAGATAACACAGAAGCTGTCATAGAAGAAGCACCAGTCGAACAGCCAGTAGATAACACGCCATCATTAGAGGACGACGGCACTGCCGATCCTAATGAAACAGCTCCGGTTGAAAACAATGCTGCTCCCGGATTACAATGTATGCCATTTCCCGGTGGAGGGTTGCCAAACCCTGTTGGAAACGGAGAGGCAGTACAGCCTCCAACATTAAGATTTTCTGAGATTCCAAATTACCAACAACTTGGCTGGACAACTGATGCAGATAAAGGGGTGACTAATGTTATTCTACAGTTCATGAATAGATTCACTTCTGCCTATTATAGGCGAATCCCAATGAATGATCCAATCAATACAGGAAGTGCTCATAAGAAAATCAGAGTAACCTCAACTCTCAGAACTGCTTCTAAGCAGGTTTATTTGATGTGGGACAAGATGGACAAGTTGGGCGAAAATGGCGTTTGGAGCCTGTACGGTTCCAGCCGTCAGTGGGTTAGGGATGTGGTTGCCGAATGGAAAAAACACAAAGCAGGAGATACAATGGCAAATGCAAGAGCCGTGGCTTCTGTTCAAGCAAACATCGACAAAGGTATGCAAACTGGAAAGAGAGGGCACAACTATGGATCTGGAGTTGATATTCATACTTGGAGTCATTTGAAGGCAGAAGGACAGCCATATAAAGGAGTTTCTGAGACTCAAATGAAAAATACTAGATTTATTAAAGCAGTTGTTGAAGCAGCAATAGAAGCAGGTGGAAAACCAATCGTTGAGGCTTATCAGCAGCACGTTCATATAACAATCTTGTGATAAACTATTTAATAACTGGAGTAACCAATGCCTAGATTTAAGAAAGCACTAAACATAGAAAACCTTAAAAAATTACATAAAGAGGATATACTGTCTTCTCCAGATTACATAAACAATGTTTTTGGTAGAGGGATAGCAGGATCAAAAGTTTCAGAACCATTGCCTCAATTCACACAAGCACAGGCAGAGAAGGTTATAGAAAACGGAACCAATGCTTATATGGTAGTTGGGAAAGATCGTCCCGGATCTCTTTTGTCTGGATATGGTGGTAGAGGAGATTCCGGTGCTGGGACAATTGATTTAGTTACAGGCAGGATGTCCCATAATCCTTCTGCAGTCAGTGATAGTGATGAGAATCTGAAAGCAGATCCTGACTTTAAGCTGGATGCGTCAAGGATTTACATAAGCCAAAAGACAGATATAGATGATAATTTCGACTTGGTTACGGGAAAAGTTGGAAGATCTACGGCAACATCTGGCATAGGAATAAAATCTGATGCTGTTAGGATGATAGGAAGAGAAGGGATTAAATTAGTAACAGGCACAGATGTAAAAGGATCTCATGGGGAAGATATACTAAGTGTATCAGGCATTGATTTGATTGCTGGCAACGATGATGAAGGCTTGCAGCCTCTGGTTTTGGGCGATAATGTCAACGAATCATTAGAAAAAATGGCTGACTTTGTGGATAAGTTAGCTGGAATTGTGTCTTCGGCGATTGTATATCAGATGAAATTTAATACCAAGGTGGCAGCCCATACTCACATTACTGCGTTTTTTGGAACTCCAACAGCTCCGTCTGAGATATTGGTTCCTGCAGGAGTCCAGATAGCAAAAGACTTGGGCACAAAGACAGTGAAAGATATTGTCAAATTTAGAACAAATATAAAATTTCATAAACAGACTTATTATGCTGTATCAGGAAAAAAATATATTAATAGTAGACACAATAATACTAATTAAGGCGAGGAATTATGAAAGAGTTTAAGACAATATTGGAGACTGAATTATACGATTCAGCAACAGATCCCGATAACCCAGTGAGAATGATCGCAAAAGGCGAATCGTTAGAAGTTTTAGAGATAAACTTAGGGGACAGATATCAGTTCTGCAAGGTTAGATATGACGGGAAAGAATATTATTTAAGAGCAGCATTTCTGGATCCCGTAGAGGAGCTATTTCCGGCTAGTTACAAAGAGAAGTATGAAAGCTCACTTGAAGAGATGGAAGAAAGGCTTGATGATATCAAAGTTGGGACTCCGTATCGAAAGAACAACAAGGTACACATCGTAGTAGAGACTGGATACTTTGACAAAAAAGAATTGGAAGATAATTTAAAATTGAAAAGTCTTGAGAATATAAAAGCTCAAGCTGCCGATGAAATCTTAGAATATTTTGGCAAGAATGTTAATGCTGAAGATTACGAAGAAAAGCTGCTTGAGTTTATCTTGAGTCCATTTAACCTCTTAGAGGTTGGAGATTTTCATTATTCAACACGTCCGGGAAAGAGTATTAAAATAAAATTTTCAATTCATGAAAAGTATTTTGATGCTTTTAAAGACATGTCTATGGAAGACTTTGCAATACAGAACTTGAACACAGATTTTGTCACTACAAACTTTAGAGGCAACGAGCTTGAGAAGATTATTAAAGATTTGTCTGGTATGCTGGACAAGTTTGACAAAGTAAGTTCACGCCTGAAAGGTAAGATCGAAGGAGCCAATTTCAAACAACTTTCAGGGAAGTCTAAGAGATTTTTGGCAGACTTCAAAAAATATTTGAAAGAAAATGGCATAGTGCTGACAAAAGATTTGAATAACAAATTTGAATTAGGGTTTGATAAGAAGACAGGAGTGTTGAAATATGTTCTATATTTTGATCCTGTAGGCAGGTTCTTGAAGGTTGGGATGTCGTATTTGTGTAAAATCTTCGATCCTTCTATTTCAAGAATGATCCAAGATCACAAAAACATTATTAAATCAATAAATTGTGGATTGAATCCAATAGACTTTGGGAAAAAATATACCCCTGCTACGAGATACAATCCATCAACTCCTGTTCCACGTAACCCTCCTACGGGTAATCAAGTTGTGATACCTGAGCCAGAAACATCTGTGATACCCTCAAGAGAAGCAAACGATTTCAATATATCTATAAATGATCCAAAATTTCGTTTAGATTTGACTAGAAGGCTTCTGGGATCTTTTGATTTGAAAGGAGACAGATTCTTAATAGATTTCCCTGATTTGATTTTAAATATTGGAGACTTAGAACTGTTATTTGATCTTGTCATAAACAGGGTTTCACTGAAGGTTCTGGTTGACTTTGTAATAAGTCGTCTCGGAATAAATCTGAGCATACCAGAGTTGAATGAGATAAAAATAAGAGGGATATTAATGTCTTTCCCAATTCCGAAGCTGTTAGATATTTTATTTGAATTCTTGGATCTTCCAGAATTACCAGATTTTAATGCGACAATTTGTGATGCATATACCTTCGGAAAGAAAGAGTTTGGAGATTTGATTGATTCAATATCTGGTATTGAGAACATTGGTGTTTATTTTATTCACCGAAGAGAGGATGGTACACTCGGAGGATTAATACCAGAAAATTATGTAGGGGATTTAGAATTTATTCTAGAAAATAATGATCTGTCTGATTGTGCTAAGTTGTCTTATGCAATTGCATCTTCTCAATTTGATTTCAACATGTTCTATCAAGAAGAGATGATCGCAAAGATCATATGCCAGATAATGACTGAAGGACTTCCTAATTTCCCGGAGATAAACTCTTGCTTCAATATCCCTAGTTTGCCATCTGTGAGCATTGGGAATCTGAAAATCGATATTTTTGATTTCTTTGGAAAATTGGATGTCCCATCTTTAAAATTGGGAATTGATTTGTATTTTAAGCGTCGATATAAATTTGGCAGCAACTTTGGCAACCCTCCCCCTTCTGGCACATCTATTACCACCGATGGCACGGTGCCAACTACTGATGCAACCACTAGTGTTGATGGAGGCACGTCTTCTCCTCCCCCTTCTGAGACTGTGGTTACCACTCCGGATCAGAATCCAGAGGATGAGTCAAATGAGATTACTCGTAGATTACTATCTATTCCAAGCATTTCCTTCTCTTTGTGTGATTTGGAGCTTACCAACGAGAAACTCCTCAAGAGAAAGCAAGGGATCGATTTAGATTTTGAGATGAAAAAAATAGATTCTCAATTTTCGTTCCCAAGCATGAAAGACATAAATCCCAGTTTTGACTTTACTAATTTCCAGTTCAAGAATCTAGAAGATATATTTGAATTGCCCATGACAAGTGTGGAAGAATCGATAAAGTCAGGAATAGAGACAGCTTTGGTAACTTCGATCAAAAAGATTTTAAACTTGGTTCTTGAAGGGCTCAACAATGATTTATCCAAATTAGAAACACCAGATTTTGGCTCCTTGAGAATCCCAGAGTTGTTTAATGCAAGTAACGGTACTAATTTTGACTTCGCTGTTGATCTGACATTGGATAAACTAAAAATTGCCAAAAAAGCAAAAGAATTAACTTTTTGTGGTGAAGATCCAGACTTTTCTGAGCCTACACGACAAGATGTTGAAGATATGTTCGAAGATATATCTGACTCTTCTAAGCCTATGGAGCTTATGAGAGTGCTGAGAGGGCGTGCAAATGATAAAGATTATGACAATTTAGCATCAGGAATTTCTGAACCTATTTCTTCTATTATCGATTCTGGAGTATTCGTAGATATTTTTGAGTCATTGGCAGATATTATAGACTATGATATGCTTGAAGAACTTGAGGATGCATATGATAATGAAGAGGTTTTCGTTTCTTTGTGCGAAAAGAAGAACATTTCTTTCAAAACTGGCAAAACTCTAAACGATAATCATGCTAATATAAAAGATAAGATTAGAGAAAATTACGATAACATAACTGAAGAAGAAATGGAAGATATTGTAGATGAGTTGATTGACGACACAAAAGATTCTATGGTAGATGCGATCAGTGCAATTCAAGAAAATTACGTCAGCATTTTACCATTCGACGAGAACCCTTGTTCATTTATGCCAGCCCAATCTTCGATTCCGGCAATGAATTTTGTTAATGATATTGTGTTCGATAACATATTTGACACTATCGAGAAACAATATAAGAACGAAGCCTCAACGCTTCAGGACGCATTCTTGGTTACGACACAATCGTCCGAATATGTTCAAATGCGTAACTTCCCCTATGATGCTGTTTTATACGATTACGAGGAAAAAGAAGATGGAACATATGAGCCTGTATTCAAAACCCTGATAGATATAAGTCCAGATTCATTTCCGAATGATGATTCTACAGTCTTCAATAAAGAATTTGGGTATCATTACTATGGAGATGGAACAAGGCTATATAGAAAGACAGAAAACGACTTTTTAGAAGTAACAGAGGAAGTGGAGCTTAAGAGCGAAAATGACGAATGGGACTTCAAGACTACCCCAGTTGACTATAGTAACGTATATGTAAGAAAACAGACGCCATCATTAGTCCCTGTTCCAGTATCTTATCTAGATTACAGGACAAGTCCCGTTTCAGTAGCTGTAGATCCTGAATTTACTGGTAAATCTGTGGAAATAAGAAACACAATTGACTCTACTTTAAAAGGATCTGCGCTTAGGACAAAATTCTTACTAACAGATCAAATGAAATTCAGTATAGAGCAATACGATCCAAACTCAGAAGAATTTATATGCTTGGATGAATTTGAAATAGACTCTAGGAATATAGGGCAGTTTGAACTAAGATCATTGTTTAGGGATGCGGCTGAAAAGGTAGCCAGAAAGTCAAAAAACTATGCATATAAAATAGGCAAATTTGGCTCTTTGTTTGAGGATATTGGGGATACCGTATCCAGCATCAATATTCGATTTGGAGAAGTAAAAGATCTGATACCAACAATATTAGCACACTTATCGACATATTCGTTTTTAGCATTATCGCTTGATGATGAAAACTCCAGAGATTCTGAGTACTTTGATTTGAGTAACATGCTGTCATTTGTAATTGATAATGATGTAATTAATTTGCTTGAGTTACAAGACGCAAAGAATGCTGCTAAAGAAGAATTTAACGCCCAGTGTTCTTTTGCGGAGAATGATAATTCTTTAGCTAAGTCTTCGATCAAGCATCTCATATACTTGATGATCAGAGTTCAGGTAATTGAAGAGATCGTAAAGGGGATATTTTACAACTCTAATGCGAATGATAAGATAGCAACCACTGCATTTATTTCAATTGTTTGGGCTAAGTTAGACAAGTATCTGAAAAACCAGAATAATGCCTTTTCTGAGAAATTTAATCAAAAGTATTTACAAGAATACAATGAGCCTTTCGCTCATGATTCGTTTACTTTTGTGAAAACAGTTCAAGACATTTATACGAGCATCTATCCGTATTTTGAAAAGATTTTTCGAAACTCAGAAAACTTTTTGACAAAAGTCGTAAGACAGTTCTCGTTCGATACTGACACTGCAGAAAATAATTTAACAGCATATGTGGCTAAATACCAGAACTCTTACAATCTTGGGAATAAATTTTTTATCCAAAGAGTGTATCGCAAGAAGAATGATGGGCAAGAGATATTTTATTTTGAATACGATCAACTCCCAACAGTTGAAAAATCAGAATATAAGCTTCACATTAGACTGTCTTATATTATGAGAATCGGAGAAGAATATGAAATGTCTGGCGATTTTGAAGACGGACAATCTTTAAGAGAACGTGTGCTGAACAATAGGCTTTTTAAATTGTCAGACAGTATATCTCACGAATATTTAAGAAACTTCAATATCCGATCTAGAGCAGAAGAAGAGATATTGCCTCTGCAAAGTTATTATTTACTTCCTTTGGCGGAACAGTTGGCAAATAGCAACTCTGCAACGAAAGCAAGCATAATAGAGACTATAACTTCAAGATCAAACTCAGAGACTGGGATATATAACTTTTTAATGAGTGTCGTAAGGATTGATCACCTTAAGGTGTGTATAGAAGAATTGTTAAAAATTTTAATTGAGTCAGAAAGTCCTGAGATTTCCTTGATCTTTTCGGAGACAAAAGACACTATAAAGAGAAACATAGAGACACTGGATCAAGATCCGTCTGCCTTCGAGTCGCAAGATAACGAAGTTGATAAGTTAACACTTGAGCAGCAATCTGGAATCTCAACTAATCCAGAATATTCTGTGACAGCAAAGAAGATGGCTCTAATGACGGTGCCATTGATAGTCAAAGGATTCGCAGAACAATTTGATCCTAATATCAAGATTGCAACTAAAATTAGACAAGGTGCGTCTTTATCAGGGTTCGATATACCTCCTGCAGCAGCATCTTTGATGGCATTACCAATGAACTTGGTTCCTTTTGCTCCCGGCCCTCCAATCGGCCCATTAGGGTTGCTGTATTTAGCAAGTTCATTTTTGGAGCCAAAAGAGAGAAAAAGATTGGCAGATCTTAAGCGTGGAGATAATTTGAATCCCGGAGCAGATCCAGAAACTGGAACTTTTGTTGGTGGAACAATAGAAGAACAGCAAGAAACAATTTCAGAATTATCTGCCGAAGCAAGAAGATTGGCTCAAGAAAAGTATGATGAAATACTTAATCTGACAAAAGATTTCTTTACTGCTGTCAGAAAAGAGGTACAATACCTTAGAGATAAAGTGCCACCAAAAAAATATAACAGCGATGATACAGTTCCTGTAAGTGAGATTGACTTGCCTGATAATGGAGGATCCAATAAATATCCATTGCAAGAAACATTTGGAGGCTCGTCGAGCAGCACTAATACTATTTACGTTGTTAAGCCATATAGAGACGGTGCAGTGGCAGAAGGAGGGGTTGTAAATTTTGCATGCCTTCAAGATTATGTTCTGGAGACAATATTGCAATATTGCGAAATTGAGGACGATTTATCTGATTTATTTGTCAAACTAATTTATGTGTTTCAATTGTTTTTCCCAGCTCCAAATATAGCGACTGACTCCACTGGTGGAATCGACACAGGAGGATTTCACACTGCATTGGTAAAATATTTAACATATTGCAAAAAATTCGATATGCAAACAGGAACCACCGGGTTTAAAATTAATAGATTTTTGGGATATAAATTTGCAGCTCCAGCAAAGCACGTATTAAGACATATGAGTAGAACACAACATGTTGTTGAAAATCTGTGTCAATATTATATGTATGAACTTTTTGTGGCATTCGAGCAAGATCAAGAATTCTTAAGTTCAAAATACGATACTGTATCGACACAATATGGCAGAAACTTTGAAAGATACAGATCAGATCTGCAGCAAGAAGATTATGATTCTTTCAGATCATACATTGTTCCGACACGCCCCGAACCGGATTCAGGAGACTATAGTCGTTTCATCGATGCTACACGTTTAAGATACACAAGGGCAAAACGCATAAGTGAGACGGATCAAAGTGGGAAAACTGTTGGAGATTATTTTTATGGCGTAATTGGGATCCAAAGAGGCGATGTTAGTGATTTTGCAGGACTAGATCTCAGTGACTTGCTGTCATCCTTGCAAACAAGGTACCTTCAATCTTTACAAAATGAATAAAATAACTATTTAGATTTGAGGTAACTATTATGTCAAACTATTCCCCTAAGCTTCCGTTAACATTAGATGAGTCAAATGGATATGCTAATACACAAACTATATTAGAAGTAATACAGCAGAACTTGAAGATGATCTTACTAACAAGTCCGGGAGAAAGGATCATGGATCCAAATTTTGGAGTAGGGATGAGAAGGTTCTTGTTCGAACAAAACGACTCATCTACTTATTCAAGAATTAGGGCTAAGATAAAAAGACAGGTGAAAGAATATATGGGATACATCGATATCGTTGATGTAATCTTCGATTCAGAGGTAAAAAATGAAAACATAACTGCGAATGGTTTGCTAGTTACAATAAAATTCAGTATAAATGGTACAGGTGCTGTCAGCGCTTTAACCGTGAGTGTTTAAAGAGGGAATTAAATGGCTAAATATGACGACAAAAATAAGAAAGTACCTATTAAATATACAAGTAGAGACTTCGATTCAATCAAGCAAGACTTGATAAATCACGCTAAAAGATACTATCCTGATACGTATAAAGACTTTAACGATGCTTCGTTTGGCTCTTTGGTGATGGATCAGGTGGCATATACAGGAGATATTTTATCATTCTATCTCGACTATCAAGCAAACGAATCTTTCCTTGATACAGCAAATGAGTATGACAATGTTGTCAAGTTGACACGTCAAATGGGCTATAAGTACAGAGGAAAGCCATCATCTCATGGTTACGTGTCTTTCTTCATCTTGGTTCCTGCGGACTCTACGGGGCTTGCTCCTGATACAAGATACGTCCCTGTCTTAAAAAGAAGAACAGAGTTAGCTTCACTTGCTGGAGAGAACTTTATTCTTACAGAGGACGTTGATTTTCGTGACTCAAGTAACGAGATTGTAGTAGGTAGAGTCAACACAGCCACCGGGCTCCCAACTCACTATATTATCAAATCTGTTGGAAGGGTTGTGTCTGGAAGGCTTGCAGAAAAGACTATAACAGTAGGGGAATTCAAGAAATTCAATAGAATTTTGCTTGGAGATACTAATGTTGCTGAGATCTTAGATTGCACCGATAGGGAAGGACATGAGTATTATGAAGTTGAGCACTTGGGACAAGACGTGATTTATCGTGAAATTCCTAATAGTGATTCTCAGACAAGAGAAGCAGCTCCTATGATTTTGAAGCCCACAGCAGTGCCAAGAAGGTTTGT